AGTGTAATGAAGTAAAGGTTACAAAAGTGTTACAATTCAGTGTAATGAAGTAAAGGTTACAAAAGTGTTACAAGTCAAGTGAAGCACTTGGCAAAGTGATTAAAATGTGCTATACTATAGGCAGTAAAGAAAGAAAGAAAGAAAGAAAGAAAGGACGGATACCAATGAAACTCGAAAACCTGATTGAAGCATTAGATTCAATGATGAATATTGGTGGTGGTTCAAGTCTTAATATTGTAGACGCGGCAGGCAATGATTTGTGGCGGGGGTGCTTGGCAGAGTTTAATAAAAAATCTTGGTTTAATCGGGAGATTGTTGCATGGGGTTACACAGACGTAACGGACACTGTGATAATTCTTGTTGAATGGTGAGGTCAGCAAAGGAGTGATTCAAAGCATGATAAAGCTAACCGAAGCAATGAGGAAGACGCTTGCAAATGAAGGGCGTCTCGAAACCCGCCGGTGTTTGTACCTTTATAAAGCACAGGAAAGGCGGCTGTATAAGTACAACAAGCCCGAAATGTGGAGAGCAAAAGGAATGGGCAAAGAGGCAGTTGAAATTGACTTGTCGCCGTGGAGCGAAGACAGTCTTACCGATGAACAGCGGGACTATAAACAGTTTATGGAAAGTTATTTCGGTGGTAACTTTTATGGCGGTTCGTATGAAAGGAGCAAATGACATGAATCTTTATAACGTTTTTGTTTACAATTATGTGGGGTCGTTCACTGACATCTATATGGTCAGGGCAGATGACCCCGTGGACGCCCGGAACGTGGCAGTTCAGCGGTTGATTGACGAAACCGGTGACGGGCTGGATGTCTGGGAGATTGTCGATGTAATCGAAGTGAAAGGAGTGCCGCAAGCATGATTCAATACATCAAGCCCACTTGCTGGGCATGGATTCTGGCAGACCTCAAGAGGAAGGAAGGGACGAAGGAGCGGTGCATCTGGGGCGGCTACCGCTACTATATCCATAGGGTGTATGAATGCACCGCGATTCGTCGTTGTCCTCAGTCTCAAGAGCCTACCTTTGAAGCAGACGAACTTGTAGCCTATTTTGCGAAAGGGGAGTTTTAATTGAAGATGAATCAGTGGTACGTTTACGAACAGGAAGAGGACGCCACAGACCGTCTCCACCGTCACGTCATGGAGTGGGTCGAGATTCTGGGCTTGCTCCTGTCTCTGGTCTGGGGTGTTGTCGGTCTGGTGTTCTTCATTCAGCTCATGGAGACGTTAGGGGGGTTGTTTTAATGCTGTTGTTTTTGTATGAATACTCTTGGGTAGACGCCGACAAGGCTGTGAGCCACGTTCCGACAGATAGCAAGGGCGGCGTTGTGGGTGTGCGAATGCTGGGCAAGGTAATGCACGTTAAGGACGCGCAGACCGTCGCCCGAATGTATGACAGCTTGGTTCGTCATCATTGCGCACCGTCTGTTCATCATTCAAAAGCGGGTATCCGTTTGAACTACTTTGAGAGTTTGGAGAGGTAAGAGCATGAAGAAAGCAAAGACAGACACAGGGCTTGTCAAGAAAGCCCCTGACGCAAGGGCGCGGACATCTAAGAAGACGGGGGCAAAGGCCCTGAGCGCAAAGAAGACGAAAGCAAGGGATGCAAAGAAGACAGAAGCAAGGGACGCCAAAACCCCAGAGCCAAAGAAACCCCGCAAACAGGGCGGCAAAGGCCGTCCATTTCAGGCGCACAGCTGGCCCACATACGCACCCGGCAATAAAGCCCCGCGTAGTTACTCCGAAGAAGAGTTGAAGAGCATTGTGAAGAAAGCCGCCAAGGCGGCAAATACTCGCTTGCGCACCCTTGAGAAGAAAGGACTCGCAGACAAAGCCCCCGCTTATAAGTCTATTTCGGGCATATTGAAAATGGAGCGCCCCCGTTTCAAAGAATCCACGGCGAAGATGTCAAAGGAAGAGCTTACCAAAGAATTTCTCAAGCTCCGGGAGTTTATGGTAATGAAAACGTCAACCATGACGGGGTATAAAGAATGGAATGAAAATAAGGTGCAAGCCGCGCGGGATATGGGATTCACAGGAACGCCCGAAGAGCTTGCATATTTGTTTAATCGGTATATGACGGAGAAAAATGAATCGTTGTTTGGGTCAGATATTATTTATCAAGCGATAGTTTCAAACAACATTGACAAGTTAGAATTAGAACAAATCGGCAAGGATTATCAAGCAAATCTTGAAAAAGATATTTCACGGGGAGAACGGCTGTTGCAACTGTACAGAGCACGACAAGGGAGAAAATAATGCGATTCAGTCAAGATATTAACGTGTGTGAGACGGCAGAAGAATTTCTTCTTCGTGTTGCTATGCCGTATGAAGTACATAGCAACAATAAGACTTATTTAGATGTTACTTGCACGTTTGATATTGAGACGACGAACAGCGACACAGACGGTTTTGCATACAGTTTTCAAACGTGTATTGATGGTGTGGTAGTCGTTCCCCGATACTTTGAGGACTGGGCAGAGATTATTGAAACGCTCTGCGATAAGTGGCGCGTGACGGACAAAAGAAAACTGGTTTTGTACGTTCACAATCTGGGCTATGAGTTTACCTATTTAATCCAGCTTTTAACGCTTCGCTGGGGTGACTGTAAGGCCCTTTACACCAAGAGCCGCCACCCCCTCACTATTGAGTTTTCAAATGGGGTTGAATTTCGGGACTCTCTCAAGCTCTTTCAGAAGTCTCTTGCAAGAGCTACAGAGGGATGCAAGCACGAAAAGTTGAAGGGTGATTTAGATTATACCGTTTATCGCACTCCCGATACTCTCCTTGATGATAAAGAGTTTGCCTATTGCGTCAATGATGTCTTGGGACTGTATGAAGCAATAGAGCGGATGAAGAAAGAGCGCGGCTTTAATGCGGCAAACATCCCCATTTCAAATACAGCTTTAGTGAAGCAAGAAGTCATGAAAAGTGTGGGCAAAGACAGGCATTTCCCATTTGTAAAGGAAAAGCTTGCCCTGTCGAAAGCTCAGACCTTTCTTGCATATAAAGCAATGGCAGGGGGCGACACACACGGGGCGCGGTGGAAAGCTGGGTACACGTTCACCAACTGCAATTCCTACGACTTCAAAAGCGCCCATCCGTCGCAACAGCTGTTGCGGAAGTTTCCGATGGGTGAGCCGTTAGACCTTCCCGATAATGTAGAAATAGGCTTTGCCGATTCACTGATAGAAGATGGTTTTGGTTGGATAGGTCTACTCCGGTTTGAGAATCTGAGTGTAAAGGATGAATGCCCAGACCCCTGCATAAGCGTCAGCAAGTTTCACAGTGCATCGAAGTTCACGGATGACGACACGGACAACGGACGTATTTTACGGGTGGAGTGGTGCGAAGTCTATTGCGATTCAAACGACTGGCAGAGAATCAAAGAAGGATATGATTTTGATTCTGTAGTAGTCATGAAGGGGTTTGCTTTTCGCTTGGCTTATCTGCCTAATTCATTCCGCAAAACGATTTTCGAGAAGTTCAAAATCAAAGAAACCATGAAAAACAGCCCCGATTATATGTTTTCTAAAATCTGCGTGAACACGATTTTTGGAGCTACCGCACAGAAACAAATCCGGGATGAATATACTGCCGAAATCAAAGACGCTATAGAATGGAAAAAAACCAGATGGGAAGACAACCTTGACAACATGGATGATAAAGCGGTTAAAGAAGCACAGATAGGCAAATCCCGGAACGGGCTTGGAACAAACAAGAATTTTCCTTTTCTCTGGGGTCTGTGGACAGCCAGTTCGACCCGCCTTGAACTGTGGCGGCTGTTAAAGATTGTTGGCTGGGATAAGGTCATATACTGGGACACGGATTCTTGCAAATTTGAGGGCGAGAAAGTCCCAGCAGTTGATGAGTACAATGAAGAAATCAAGCGGCAGTGCATCGCCCGAAAGTGCGTTGTGCAGAAGGACAACGGCAAGTGCGTTTATATCGGGGTAGCCGAAGACGAACACCCACAGGCCGATTATGGCTATCAGGAGTTCCGTTTTCTCCATGCGAAGTGTTACGCCGCGCGGAACTGCGACGGTGTTCTAGAAAGCACCATTGCAGGCGTCGGCAAAAAAGAAGGTGTTGCCGCCCTCAAAGACGATATTGACAACTTGAATGATTTTCTTGTAATTGCGGATACTGGGGCGCAGTTACTCACTTATCACGACGCCCCCGCCCACGTCCGTACTGATTTTGCAAAGCCCACCATGTCGGCGTCGTGGATAGTTATGTCTACAAAAAGTTACGCAATAGGTGGAGCAACACCCGAAAACATCGACATAGAAAGACTAGGATAAAGAAAAGCCCCCGCCAAAGCGGGGGCTTTGTTATTGTGTTAGGCGGTCGGGTCGTCAGCGGCAGGAAGGTCACTTGCAGTGGAGTAATTGTCGGCATTGTTCCGGTACACGACAACATAGAAAGGAGAATCGGGGGTGAATGTGTCCCCAAGCCGTGCAATAACGCCGAATGCGTTGTTGATGTTGCCGGTAGTCACCCAAGTGGAGACGGCTACTTCTGTGCCATCGGCTTTGTACAGGTGAAGTTTGCCCTTCGTCGTATCGACATTGGCGCCCGGTCTGTCTTTGTAAGAGAAGACAGGATAGGGGAAGAGGCCTAAAATGCTCCACACGTTCGGCAAGTCTGCCGTATGAGAAGGAACGCCCAGAGCAATAGAAGAGGCCGCGTTGTTATAGTCGCCGGTTTTAAGGGGAATACGGGCGGCGTCCTGCGTATCGACATACACCTTGGTGGCGTAGCCGGACACGTCCGGGATGTCGGTCTTGTTGGCCTTGGTCTTGTTCAGGTTGGCGATAGCGTCGTCCTGCGTTTTCTGGCTGGCCTCGAACGCCGTCTTAGTGACGTGGGTATTGCTGGCAGTTTCCATATCGTGGATTCTGTTATCCTGTGCCGTGTTTTTGGCGTCGATACGCGCAATGGTTTTCGCGTATTCCTTCGGGTCGATGAGTTCAAGGTGCTCCACCTTGTCGTCAACGGCGGCGATTGCGGCATCAAGGGCGGTATCCTTCGCCTTGAGGTCTGCGATAGACTGGGTATGACTGTCGGTCGTAGTCTCAAGGGCAGAAATGCGGCGTTCATGGTCGGACAGCTCATCGGAGTGCCGGGCCAGCTCCTGAGCATTCGCCGCGATAAGCTTACCGTTTGCCAGCTCTGCCGCTTTAGCGCGGTTCGTCTCAGCGGTCAGGGCGGTATTTGTGGCGTCGGTCTTGGTATCGAGAGCGTCAAGCCGCCCTTCGGCAGTCGTGGCGCGTCCTTCCAGAGCGTCAAGCCGCCCATCCTGCTCCACGTCCTTCTGCTGGATGTGGGCGATGGCGTCCGCGTTCTGGGCAATTTTGGCCTCATCTTCGGTAAGGTCTGCCCGGAGTCCGTCGGTAACAGAGGTGAGCCGTTCGATAGCTGTATGGTTGTCGGTGACTTCCTTATGCAGAATGGTCAGCTGTGCGTCATGGTCTTTGAGCTGTTCCGCGTGTTTCGCCAGCTCCTTGGAATTGACGGCGATGTTGGCGGCGTTGTCCTGAATGTTCGTGGTGTTGCGGGCGATGTCCTGCGTGTTCTGGGTGATAGTTGCGGCCTGTGCATCGTTGACCGTCTCGATGGCAGAAAGCCGTGCGTCCTGCTCTCGGTCCTTCGCCTGAATGGCAGAAATGTCAGTGTCGTTGGAAGTGATTTGGCGCTGAAGGTCAGCGTCCTTCGCTTCGAGTGCGGCGATGTCCTTGACAGTCTGGGCCTGCCCGGCCTGAAGGTCAGAGATAGCCGCGTCAGCGTTGTCCACGCGCTCTGCGAGAGCATCCACCCGGGCGACAGTGGACGCAACAGAGTTTTTCATCTCTGCGTTATCCTTTTCATACTGGGTGATTTTCTCCCGGAACTCCTTGTTATCAGATGCAAACCCCGTCACCTGCTGGGACAGGTCTTTCACCTGATTTTTGTACTCTTCGACCTGTGCATTATATGCACCGGTGAGCGCCCAGTATCGCGTATTCTTAATGTCAATGCCGGGCGGCACGGGACACTTCGAAGTATAGGACTCGCCCTTATAGGTGACGATAGTCAAGGACTCATAGCCCCGTTCCGTGTCCCACTCGATGGGGTCAGCGAACTTCGGGACGTAACGCGCCCCGACGTACTGGGACGGCCCACAGCCCGGGGGCGGGGGCGGCGTCGGACGCGGCGGGCACGGGGGGCAACAGGGGTCAGGACGGCAGGGATGACACTCACCGCCCGGCGCGTAAGGCGCGGGTTCGATGGGAAACGGATGACAATTCTTATTATGTGCCATATTGATAAAGCTCCTTCCTTAGTAATACTTGATGATGAGGTGGCCGTACTCCGGTTCAGTAATGTCAGCACCGGTATCGAAGGTGAGCCACTTCCAGTTAGCAGGGACATAAGCGCAGAAACGCCCGGAGTCGGTCAGCCCGAACCACACGAAATGCACCATTTCGTTGACCATTGCAGGAAGGTTCTTGTCTGCCCACTCGATGAACCGCCCGTTTTCAAAGTCCCCGTTGTTGAGACGGTCGTTAATACAGTGCTGTGCATCGGTCAGGGCTTTCGTAGCCTGATTCAGGGCGGCAATATTGCCGCTGTTCGAGTCCAGCCCTTTCGAGAGCTGTTCAACGAACGCCTGCAAGCTCTGAATCTGGCCCACCATCCACCTTAAATCATATTGAAAGGGGTCGCCCGGGGTGGCGAACGGGGGGTACATATTACAGCTCATTACTTCTCCTTTCTGCCTATGAGGCTGTCAAGATAGTTGTCGGCGGCAATAGCCTCTTTTGTAAAGCTATTGTTTTCCCACCATGCCCAGATAGCCGCGCCCACGGTCATACCGGTAGAGATGAGCTGTTCAAGCTGTGCATCGTCCACGGGAATGGGGCTGTGTCCGGTTGCAGAAAGAATCTGGTTCGCAAGAGCCAGAATCAGCACGGCGGTACGGGTCATAGTAGCAACCTTAATTTTATTCATGTGTTCACCCCCTTTCTGAGATACTGAACTTCACGTTCAAGGTCTTCTATTCTGTGGTTTGCAACTTTAAGTTGCTCTTCCAGTACAGGAACTCTCGAAATCAGGGTATTGTGTTCCCTGACTTCCCGTGTAAGTTCGTCTAACTTGGTATCAGTGACGGCCTGCGATTTACTGTTAGCAATGAGGACGCCTGTCAAGGTTATAACTCCTGTTATTACGGCGGCTATCACTTCATTCATATTCTAGCACCCCCGTCAATAACAGTCAAGGCAGAAAGTACGATGGAAGTCGTCAGCGATTTTAGCGTAAATATCGAACAGAACAACGGCCCTTTCTGCTTCAATCATCTGTTGGGTAGTCGTGACGCCGATGTTGCCAGACTTGCTGTATTCATGAGTCACGGTGACGGTGGTGTTCTCCTTTCCCGTCTCAAGAGAAACGGCGTGTTCGTTGTGCTTGTTGTCCTTCAAAGACTCATCCCGGGTGCGGTCGTCGTATTGGTTTTTCTTGACGCTCCCGCCCTTGGTAGTTCCTTTGTCGGCGTGCTGGTCTTTCGAGATGCTTTCGGCCCGGGTATCGTCAACCGTGCCGTCCGACGCCGCCGAATGGGTATCACCGTGGGTGTCGGATGTGGACAAATCGCGGGTAGTTTCAAATGCATGGTTTTCGGTGTTCTGGGTCGTGTCTTGGTCAGTCGTCACGCCCTGCGTGAAGTCGGTGTTCTGGGTCGTGTCTTCGTGCTCTGTCCAGTTGGTTTTCTTGGTTTCGTCCGAATGGCCTTTCTCATCGGTGACGGTATGGCTGGTATTGTCCGGCTGATAGGTGGCCTCATTTTCGGCAGACAATTTGTTTTCGGTATCGCTGACGGTGTTTTTGGTCGTGTCGATCGTGTCCGTCATGGTTTCGTCGTGCTGTGTGTCCCGTGTCCCCACGACACCAGTATGAGAAGTAGTATCCACCTGACTGTCAAGAGTCCCTTTAATATCTTCGACGAAGTCACGGGTCTTCTCACCCTCTGCCGTCGAAAGGTCGTTGTCGTGATAATGCCCGTCTTCCTTGTTCCACCCGTCATGGACGGTTTTGCTGTGCTGGGTGGCGTCGTCTGTTTTCCATCCTTCGGCGGCAGTATCTTCATGATAAGCCCCGTCCTCAGTGTTCCACCCGCCTTTTGTGCTGTTGGCAGACGCGGTATCTGTTGCCCCGCCGTGGCTGTGGGCGTTGCTCTGGGTGCTGGTATCCCGGTCGGTGGTCGTGGTATCGGTGCTTCGTTCGCTCATCTCAGTGTTCCAAATGGGATTATAGGAAAGCTGTGTGGTAGCGTACAGCTTTGCCCAGATGGGAGAGAGTCGATTCGACCACCAGTAAATCGCACCTTTCATATAAATAGGGTCGGGGTGGTACAACGGGGCGAGTCCGTGCAGATGACGGATAGTCGAAATAGCTTGCATTTTATCCAGCCCCACGGGCAACACCATGTTTGCGAAAAGGTCGTGGTCGTACATCAACAGCGCTTCAAGGTTTGCACCACTGTCCAGCTCATTCACCAGTGTTCCGTAATAAATCGGCATTGCCTTCACTCCCTTCTGTGTCCTGCTTCGGTTCGTTGATTTTGAAAGTAATGTTCAGGCCGTACATCTTGTTCACTTCATCAAGGGACTTTTCAAGGCAGATTCTCCACACTTCACGGCGGTTGAATGTCTCAGCGTCCGCGCTTTCGCTTTCGTTTACGTTCATACGCTCCTTCTTGTCGGGCTGGACTTTGATTCCAAGTTCCCGGTAAAAGTCCATCAAAATAGTTCGTCTGAACTCCATGAGTTCGGGGAGAATGAAGTTCTTTGACAAATCACGGTCAATTTGCATGATGGGCAGTTCATAAGCCCCGCCCTCTCCGGTCTTGCCGTCAATGGGCCGCTTCAAATCGGCATTGACCACAATGGCAGGCTCACCGTTTGCCAGCCGCTGGAACATCATTTCAAGACTTTTCTTTTGTTTGTCGTCTTTGGCAAACGCGCCATAAGCAAAACGGGAGTTCAAGGCGCTTTGCCGAATGGCTACTTCTGCGTGTTGCATCTCAACGGCGTACTTGGTAATAATGTCCCAGATACCCCGATAGTCGGGGGTAAGCTTGATGACGCCGCACTCCGTACCTATTTCAAGGGGGCGGTTGAACTGGAAGAATTGGGTGGAAATGGTCATCGCCCGGGGCTGATACTGCAAGCCGTACCCCGAAGGATACCCCGGTTGTACCACCATGCCATACTTCTTAGTGTTGAACACTACGGCATAGCCCATTCGGAACAGCTGGTACATGAATGCATCATAGTCCCAGCCGATTTGCCCGGGTGCGGCTTTCGGCAGGCCGCTGAACTCGATGATTGAGCGACATCTCTGGAAGAAGGAACGCTCCCAGTAATTGAGGGCGTCGTTGGAAATGCTTTTGATAAATGTTCCACATGGAACACCCCCGTCAAAGAATCCATCATAACACTGATACATTATCTTCACCTCACTCGATAAATACGCCGCTGTCCATAGCGCGGTTGATATATGCTATTTCGTCCGGCATTGCTCCTTCTGGCTGGCAAGAGAATCCACGGGTCTTACAGTATCCAGAAACAGGCGTTGCTACCTTCATAACAGGATACCCATACAGGCCCTGATAGCCTGCGTCGTCAATGGGGGGATAATACAGAAGCGTCAACCGCGCTTCGGTGGGTAACAGCGTCTGTGACGCGCCTGCCGTATAGCCCACGCTCTGGGTGATAGGCGTGATAGTCTGCCGGAGTCCTTCGGCGGCTGTTGCCGCGCCCTGCATAGCCGTCTGAACGCCGCTTGCCTTGCCGATGAGTCCCGGGGTCAGAATCGCCGCCCCAACACCACCACCGAACTCCATTGCGCCGCCCACAATGGTGGACGCGCCGCCCATTGCCTTGATGGGGTCAATGTTGCTTGCGCCGATTCCGTAGGGGCTGGAAATGTTCGTACTTCCCACATAGGCGGTGTAGTTTCCTGCTGATACTCTTACCGTAACAGAACCGTCTATCAAAGTCAAGCACCACTCAATATCTACGGTCAGAGCGTTATTACACTGGTCAACCGGAATGCCTACAACGCCGATATTCGGAACGTAAACTTGAATCTGACAGTTCATCCGCTTCCAGTCCTCAGCGGGCCACGGAATGGGAATGGCTGTTGTAACCTTCCTGTTATCCTTCATGGAGACGATACGGCCCGTGACTGCCGTATCAAAGCCGCCCAGAGTAATGGAACTTTGACGCCCTGCCCCGTACCGTTCAAAGTTTATCGGTAGCCAGTAACAGGAACGGATATTTTCAACTGCCGAAGAGCCGAAAACAAACTTGTTCATGAACTCCGGGAGTGCAATCTTCCAGTCAACCATAACTTTGGTTTCTGCTTCCCATAAAGCGGAAAGGGCTGTTAAAAGCGTGTTCATGGTCGTCTGATTTACGGCATAAGTGGCGAGTCCACCTTTGCCCACACAGGACAGCATATAAACGCCCGTATCGGGGTCTAAATTGCCGTCCGTAATGTCAAGGGCAACTGTGGAAATAGTCGGACGCCTTGCGACGTTCTGCCGCGCGTCCTGCAAACGGAACTGCGCACCGCTTGCATCACTGTTGAAACCGTACTCGATAAACGTCTTGGTTTTGAGTATTGCTTCCCGGTAAGTGGCAAGGGGGTCAATACTTAAACTGATTTGCCAGATGTTCGCCCGAAGGGTGGTAATATCGTCTATCCAGTAAAACGACTTGGTTTCTTCACAATGGCAGTAGTTCCACTGCGGCGAAATATTTATGGAATTGATTGTACAGTAGATAACAGGATGTTCCATGCTGGTGGGTTTCTTAAAATCGCACCGCTCTAAATCCTTCAAAACCCCATAGTCAAAAGCCTTGGTTGAATTAAGCCGCTTTTCCACGTTTCCGAAATGAAAATGATAACCATGCTCAACACTGGGTTCGGGAACAGCTCCATTGAATGTGCCTGCCATTCTATCACCTCTTTCTATAAAATAAGCCCCGCCCCAGAGGGGGCGGGGCGTTCAGTCGTTACGGGCCGGGGTTCACCGGGTCGGCCATATAATAAAGGATTGCGTTTTCCGTGGGGTCGAGAGTGTAGTTCATCTTCCAGTGATGCTCGATGTTCCAATACTCGCCACGGGTGTTAAAGGGAGTCGTCCACACGTTATCCTTGAAGTAGGTCGTCGCCATAGCACGCTTGTCGTACAGCAGGCCCACCACATAGTCGAGCTGGACGGGCTTGCCCTGCTCTGCCTCTGCGGTAGTCACGTTGAACTGAGCGGGGATAATGTTGATAGCGGAACGATTGTTGATGTTCTGCCAGAAAGTGACGCCCTCATAGTTGCCGAAGGACAGATAACCCGGGCCGAAGATAGCGGGATAAACCCACGCCTTTGCATCGTTAATAAGGGGCTGGTACAAAAGAAGTTTCTGTTCACTCTTGGGAGTGTGCCGGAACAGATGCAGGGTGTTTCCCTTGTCATCGGTGCAATGGGGCGTCAGGTGGAACAGCTCAGTGGACTCCTCCAGAAGCGCGGTATCCGTTTCCAGACGACTCACAAAGAAGGAAAGAAACTCCTGCAAATGGGTGGTCAGAAGTTCGTGGGTCGTGTAGGCGGTATTCCGGGCCACGTTGAAAGCCTCAGTAAGGTTGACCTTACTGCCCGATTTGCCGGTGTTGTAGATAGCGCCCATATAGTTCATGACACACAGGCGGTTTTCCATCTCCTTCCAGCGGGCAACGTCGTTCTGAATCTCGACAGCCATACCCTGCATGAAAGCGGAGAACTCCGACTCAGACTGAAATGCCGTGTTGAGCTGGTCAAGGAACCGGGTGTACGTCTGGTTCAGAGTCTTCTGGTCGCCGTACCACAGTTCAAGCGGGTAACGCTTCTTGATTTTGTACATATCAAGGCTGTTACCGTCCACCAGAGTATCCGGGTTCTGCTGGGTGTTGATAAAGTCGGTCTGTTCAAACTCGCCTGCGAAGAAGGCGATTTTTCGCATGAACAGCCCCCATTCCTGACGACTCACTTCGATAGAAGTAAAGCGGCCCGTGTACGCGCGGCTGTTGATGACAGTGCGGGCCACCATGTTGGAAAGGGCCTGCAACGTCCCTTCTTTGCTGGTCGAAAGACACATCTGACCGACGTTAATGAAAGACGAAGTGTCCACGGCGGTGATAGTCCGCTGGCCCGTGACGTCCTGCAAGACGGCATTGACGATGGTGTAGACGTCCTTCGGACGGAACACGTCAACCTTTGCAAGGGTGGGCATATTGTTCTTCGATTTTGCCACGATTTACACCCCCTTCGAGAAGTCCGGCGCGGCGTCCGGTGTTACGGGCGTAATAGCCGCCCTGATAATGTCATCGACCGACACGGCGTCGGCGGTATTGCCGCTCAGACTCCCCGCCGTGGGGGTCGCCAAAGTATCCAGCCGCGCAGTGAGTGCGGCGATGCTCTGAGCCATAGCGCCCCAGTCCGGTGCAGACGGGGCGGCAGGCGAACTTGCGGTAACAGAAGCATTTGTTGCAACGTCACCCGGCAAGGGGGGCGCACCCGTCAGCGGCGCGGCCTTGGGAGTCGTGGGGGCGGGTGCGGTATTGCTGCCCAGAAGGGCGGCAATGTCGGCCTTCGAATAGCCCGCACGGGCCAGCATAAGAACGTCATCGAGTTTCATTTAATAAGCTCCTTTCCACCGGCTCTTGCCGGTTCTGACATCCACATGAGTGAATGTATGATAGATTCCGATACCCCCAGACGCTCCCAAGAAGCACTCTGCATACTGGGCCACTTTCTCCGGGCTGATACCTTCAATCCAGATGTCAGCCGCCTTTCCTTCGCAATGCTGAGACTTCGGAGAAGCGTTTTTAATAGTTCGGTTGTACTCCTTAGAACGGTATCCGCTGTTAATGTGTACCGGCTTGCCGGTCAGGCGTCGAATGTTTTCTAAGAGGTCAATCAAACGGGGGTCGATGATGACAGTATCACAGGGGTCTTTCCTGCTGTGAAACTCCTTCACTTTGAAGTGCGGGGAGACAGACGTGTTTGCATCTGTCCTATATGAATACGAAAGCATTTGCTTCGCTCCTTTCTATGATAACGGGGGTATGCAAGATAAGAATGCAACTCCACGCCCTTCCGGGGCGCTTATCTTTTGGAGTCCCCCGCACCTTTATAATAGCACTCACTCTTCCTTCATGTCAAGATATTCTCTTATTTTGATAAGAGCCGGAACATCGGCACACCAGACCTGACCCAAAACAAACATCAAACCGAAGTAGGGATGAGCCAGTCTAAAAGTGTTTCGCCCGGCCTGCGTATCGGGGTATACTTCGTGGGACTGGTGCGGAGAACTGCACAGGTAATAGTGTGCATCATCGTATTTGTAACAATACAAATCCCCTACTTTGAACCCGGGTTTCATGCCGCGCAAGCTCATTGGATGGACTGCTTCAAGGTTGTTGTAACTGAATTTGTTTTCCATTGCCATCTGATAGAACTTTGAATCCTTGTTTTTCATCATGTGTTTCATGAACGCTGTTTGAGCGCGTTTCTCACTGACTCGCTGAGACTTCGGCATACAGAGGAAAACGCCGCTATCTGTCAACGTCCATTCTTTGCCCGTCCTTGCCATCTTCGCTATCTCATCCACAACGCCCAACTCGACCAGCACGGGCGACGTAATGTCAAAGGCGTTTGCAAGTAGCCACATTCTCAGCGGGGGTTTGCCCTCAAGTTCCCTGTTGCCGTTTATGGTGACATAGGCGTTCAAAAGTGCGTCGCCCTCTGCCTTGCGTTTTACAACAATTTTCTCCGGGATGAACTCATCATACACGACATCATGAAAAGCCGAACCATTGAAACCGCGTATATTCGCAATGCTGGGCAATGTCATCCCTATGCCGTATTTCTTGATACAGTCTTTGGGCTTTCCGTCCTCATATTCATACTGTCCGATGGTGTATGTCACTTTGCCGCTCTTCACAATGTCCACGTCAAACCCTTCATTTTTGAGGGGCAAAAAGGGGTTTAATTGTGGGTCAGATGTGATTGCGTCAAACTCTGTGGTGGTGCGGCGCAGATACAGAAATGGCTTGTCGTTCGTCAGCTCATACAACAGTGTGCCGTAGGTTTTGCCCACTTGCCGTTTACCTATTATAATGTTACACCACGCCCCTAACGAAGAAACGGCTGGGATATTCACCCAGCCGTCGTTTGTATAGAGGTCGAGCGTAACTTCTCTGTTACGCTTTCCCATTGTCACACCTCATGCCGGGTTTTCCAATCCACCGGGTCGCCTGCCTGCGTTGCGTGGTCGATAACGGCCTGTGCGATTCTGCCCTCATCGGCACTGTCCAGCCACACCCCGACGGCGTCCACCCAACGGTCACTCTTGTTGCTCTTGTTCTGAGGGGGGCTGACGAACGCGCCGTTCTTGCCGTCAATTACCTTCATGTTGTACAGGGCAAGGCCGGGAAGGTTGAGGGTGAATGCAATCACCTTGTCACTGAGGAAACGACAGCCGCTGACGGTCGCCCCCTTGATGTTCAGCTTGGGGCGGTCGTCATACTCAGGGGCGGCAACGGTCGAACGATTCTTGTTGAAAGTAGCCATAATATAGTCTCCTTTATTACAGTTTCTGGGCGGCGTGAATCACGTCCAGCTTGTCGATGATAGTATACAGCAGTTCGTTTGTCTTGCCCTGCGCGGTGAGCATCTTCGTCAGAAGGTCAACGATAGCGGCAAGTTTGTTGTTGATGTCCTGCATGGTTCTGTACCCCCTTCAACCGAAAATCCACCGACTGAGGAACTGCTTCCCCACGGGGTCGGCGTTTGCGGGGTACAGCGCAGTGGGCTTGAGATGGTCGTTGTACACGGTAGCAATGAGATGGTTCTGAGCTTTCAGCTCTGCTTCCATCTGGGTCATGCTCTTGTTCTCGTGACAACAGGGATTCCACGCGGGACTATACGGAAAGCCATGTCTTGCGCCCTCTTCGAACGCCGTGATGGGAACGGGGTCAAAGCGGCCCACACCAGACACGATGTTCGAAAGGTTTTCGTCCTTGTCGTACACCAGCCCGTAAATATTCTGGGCGGCGTCCTCATAGAACAGGACATAGGACACGTTTGCCGGGACACAGCAACCGGCAGTACAGGTATCAGGCATTGCTTACCTCTTCTTTCTGGGCGGCGTCCGGCTCTTCGTCATCCGGTTTCTCGCCCGTCTCTTCGAGCTGGCTGTGCAAGTCGTTCCATGCGAAGTCGGCAGGAACGGCGGCGCACATCTCAGAAAGGATGTTCGGATAGGTCACATCAATAGCGTCCATCTCAAAGACTTTCGTCCCGACCTTGCTGGCTACGACTTTGTAGCCGTCCAGCTTGGCGCTCTCCGTACAGGCGCGGATATTGTGCGCTTCGATGAAGAGAAGGTCAAAAACCTTCTTGGCCTTAACAGCGGTGAGCAGAACGTACTTGATAGAACATTTCATGAGGTCTTATCTCCTTTGTAGTAGTGGGTGGATGTTCGGTATTTGAAACGCTGTTGTGTTTCATGGTTTTATTATACTCTACTCAAGGCCGTTTGACAACAGTTTTGACCAGCTTATTTTGTAAACATTTTATGAACTCTCACTTTGCCAAGTGCTTCACTTGACTTGTAACACTTTTGTAACCTTTACTTCATTACACTGAATTGTAACACTTTTGTAACCTTTACTTCATTACACT